CTAGATTCCATTTTACCTGCGATTGAACAGAGGAATGGATGGGAATTTACAGACGAACAGAAACAAGCAGTAAACGACACTCTTCAATCTAATGTATCTATCATAACAGGGTTTGGTGGTACAGGAAAGTCTAGCGTTGTATCTGCGATTCTCCAGTGCTATGAAGATGTTACTTTCGCTCAAACAGCATTGGCAGGAAGAGCCGCCGCCAGATTAAGTGAAGTAACAGGAGAAGATGGATTTACCATTCATAGGTTGCTTGGTTTCGGTAGAGATGGTTTTGTCTACAAGAAAGACAATAAACTTCCTTTTGACTTAATTATCCTTGATGAAATTTCAATGGTTGGTGGGTATATTTTTTACTCTCTAATCCAAGCAATACAAGATGGTGCAAAACTGATTATGCTTGGAGATGTAGGACAATTAGAGTCTATTGGTGTGCTGAACCTCTTCAGAGACATGTTAGATTGTAAAACAATTTCAGTTAGCCACTTAACGAAAATCCACAGACAGGCCGCAAAATCAGCGATTATCACAACATCTATGCACGTTAGAAACCAAGAACAGTTATTTAAGAAAGGATTTACTGGTTCTGAAATTCGTGGTGACTTGCAGGATTTAAAATTAGACATATATGAAGAATCTGCACTTTCTAAAAGAAAAGTTCTGCGACACTATAGAGAATTGATTGAACAGGGAATTGACCCAAATGATATTCAAGTAATTGTACCTATGAAAATAAGAGGAGATATTAGCACTTTCAATATTAACCCAGATTTGAAACTTATCGCCAATCCAGATTCTCAAGGTGGCATAACAAGAAGCAAAATGGTCGGTGATGTAAACAAAATTTACACTTTGAACGTAGGTGACAGAGTAATAAACATGAGAAACAACTACGAAGCCTTAAATATAAAAGGAGAAAAAACACCTATATATAACGGAAACATGGGAGTAATTACTTGTGTAGACGATGAATACATGGAAGTAGATTTTTTCCAGTGGGGCAAAGTAATTATTCCTCCTAAAAGTTTTTCAGAGATTGAACTTGCGTATGCAATCACTTGTCATAAGATTCAAGGAAGCCAAAGCCCTTATGTAATCGTATGTTTTGATAATTCTGCTTACACAATGTTGTGTAGAGAATGGCTTTACACAGCAATAACAAGAGCGCAAGAGTATTGCATCCTTTGCGCCCAAGGAGATGCAGTAAGAAGCGCTATCGGAATAAGTAGGATTCCAGAAAAACAAACTATGCTACGTTCATTCCTTGATAGGGAGTATCCCATTGAAAATATTCCTTCTGTAAGAATCCCTATTATGGATGATTAAATTAACTTGACAAACCTTCTAAAGTGTGGTATAATATAAGTATACCCCGAGAGCGGGGCAACTAATAGGAGGAAGAGGATATGCACATAACTTTTGAGTGTGAGTCGGCTTTTGAACTGTGGAACAAAGTAAAAAAATTAGAAAGGAGCAAGGCGCAAGTAAAAAGTGTACACTTCAACACCGATGGGGAAACAAAACGACCTTGGATAGTAGTAGCAAAAAAGGAGGATTTCGATGCTGTTTGATGGGACTTATGAAAGGTTGTACAATTTATTCCTTGAAAAAAATGAAGGCGATCACGATAAAGCGAGAGAAGAGTTTATAGTACTTGGTAAAACAATAGGAGTCGCTCCAGACAGATTTGTTAATGAGATGATGTCTTATTTACCAAGGAGAAGAAAACACGAACAGTTGTAAAACGGAGGAGAATTGATGACGATAGAACAGTGGGCGCATGGGCAACTTGGTAAAGATATCTGGGAAAAAAAATATGAATATGAAAAAGAAGGATTTGAAAATTGGCTTAAAAGAATCTCAGCAGGAGACAAAGATTTAGAACTGCTAATTCGACAAAAGAAATTTTTATTTGGAGGGAGAATCCTTGCTAATAGAGGATTACAAGAGTATGGTAAAAAAATTACTTATAGCAACTGTTTTGTTATTGAGCCTCCTAAAGATAACCTTGAGTCTATTTACATTGCCGCACAAAAGATGGCTAGAACGTATTCTTACGGGGGAGGGGTGGGTTTAGACCTAAGTAAACTACGCCCTAGAGATGCAAAAACTAATAATGCCGCCAATAATTCTACGGGTGCAGTTTCATTTATGGAACTCTACGATATGACTACAGGACTGATTAGCCAACAAGGAAGGCGTGGAGCGTTGATGTTGTCTATCATCTGTACTCATCCAGACCTTGAAGAATTTATTGGAATTAAACAACAAAACGACAAAATAACTAAAGCAAATATCTCTATTAGAATTACAGACAACTTCATGAGAGCAGTAATTAATGACTTAGACTGGGTACTTACTTTCACTGTAGAGTCAACTGGGCAAGTAATCGAGAAAACAGTTAAAGCGAAAGAGATTATGATGGCTCTCGCAAAGGGTAATCATGCTTATGCAGAACCCGGAAGTTTATTTTGGGACAGTATTACTAACTGGAACCTATTAAGCGAAGATGAAGAGTTTGAATATACGGGAGTTAATCCGTGTGCTAGATAATTTTGGCTCACATTAAACATTGGGCAAAAACGGGGAAAGCTGAAATGCCAATCCCGTGCTAATTCTTTAGATTTCGTAAGGCTAAAGAACAGTGTAACGCATAGTGGGTGAATAAATATAATCCCACCACGAGTGCCCGACATTGCGAGAGGTTAAGTAATGTTAATTTATAAAATAACAAACGCAGTTAATAATAAGGTCTATATAGGTCAAACCACCAATACTTTAAAGTATAGGTTTGATCAACACTTGAGAGAAACGGCTTCTCTCAAGAGAAAAAATACCTATTTTCATAATGCTATAGAAAAGTATGGCATTGAAAATTTCGTTGTAGAAAAAATAGATGAAGCAGAAACTATTGAAGAATTGAATCAAAAAGAAATATTTTGGATTGAGTTTTATAAATCAAACCAAAAACAATTTGGTTATAATTTAGACAGTGGTGGTGAAAACTGTTTTAAGTCTACAGAAACGAAATTAAAAATAGGAGAAGAAAAAAAGAAACACTGGGAAAATGAAGACCTTAGAATTAGAATGTTACAAGGATTACAAAGAGGCACAGAAGTTTGGAAAGAAATTTGTGCAGACAAAGAAATTATCATTTACTGTGCTAACTGTAATTCTCCAATATCTTTACCAAAAAATGAAGCAGAAAGAAGAAAATACTGTTCGCATAAATGTGCTGACGAAGCCAATTATGCAAATAGGAAAAAGAACTCTGACAAAGGGGCTTTTGCTTCAAAACAAAAATGGGAAGGGATTTGGGAAGACAATAAAAGTAAAGTTCTTAATTGGGCATTACAAAATCAAGAATTCATTTTCTCCTGCCCTTCTAATAGGATAAGCACATATTTATATCCCATGTTAGAAGAAACTGGAATACAAGACATGCGTATGGTTGCCAAAGCCGTAATTGGAAACTATAACAAAAAAGCGTTACTGTTATTTTTACAAAATTACTTAAAATCTTGTGATGAAAATATATGCTGAACTTATAGGAAAAAAACTATAAGAACATAGGGATAAAAAGCCTTATGGGTAACATATTGGAAGAACCTCTTCCTTCTGGTGGCAGTTGTTTGCTTGGCAGTGTCAATCTTGCTGAGTTTGTGAATCTTGAATTTGAAGACAATGCTTATTTTGACTATGCGAATTTCTTTACTTGTGTGCAAAAAGCAACAAGAGCATTGAACAATATTCTTGATGAGGGTTTGCCGCTTTTGCCTCTGGAAGAGCAAAGACAATCAGTTTCTGATTACAGGCAAATTGGTTTGGGAATTTTTGGTCTTGCAGACATGCTTTTAAAACTTGGTATTAGATATGGTTCAAAACAGTCAATTGAAGTATGCGACAAAATTGGAAGAATTATGATTAACGCCTCTCTACAAGAGTCTGCGCTACTTGCTAAAGATAGTGGTAGTTATCCAAAATATAACAGAGAAGCAATTTTCAAATCTCCATTTTTGGCTCATAATGCAGACGCTTCTACTATTACAATGATTAACCTTTATGGGCTTAGAAATTCTCAGTTACTTACATGCGCTCCTACAGGAACTTTATCAACTATGCTTGGTGTATCTGGAGGGATTGAACCTATATTCAACTATGGATATAACAGAAGAACTCAATCACTTCATGGAGAAGACGTTATATACAAAGTCTACACACCAATTGTTGAAAGATTCATGGAAGCAAAAGGGTTAAAAGATGATTCTGAACTTCCTTCATTTTTCAACAATGCGATGATGCTTGATTGGAAAGAAAGAATTGCAATGCAATCAATCTGGCAAACTCACATTGATGCAAGCATTTCTTCTACAGTAAACCTTCCAGAGAAAACCACAGTAGAAGAAATATTTGAACTCTACATAGAAGCGTGGAAGGCAAAATTAAAAGGCATAACAGTATATCGTGACAATTGTTCTCGCTCTGGTATACTTACACAGACAGAAGCACCTAAACCCAAGACAGAGGAAGAGCAGGTCAGAGAACTCCGAAGAGGAGAGTGGGCAAAACTACCAGAAGACATAGTGTACTATAAGCGGAAACTTAGAACAGGATGCGGGAAACTTAATGTATTTATTGGGTACTCTGAATCTGACAAACAAATTCACGACTTATACGCAGTACGTTCTGGTAGTGGAGGTTGTGAGAAGTCTGTGCAAACAACTATT